CCCGAATAGGGTATACTGTTTGGTGGACAAATCTATTACAAGGGACTGGTAGATATGGGAGGAAAAGTACCTACATCACCCCCACCAAATTGTAAAAAACCGTCGCCACCACCCCCCCCAAACCCTAAAAAATCGTGATTGTACGCTTCCCCACAGCATTGTATGAGTCGGCGATACCGCAAGCGCCTGGTGAATCTGGGAATGTGACATATACTATCAGCATGGAAGACCCTCCACGGGCTGCAGAACTCGTTACGAGGTTGCCACCTGCTATTGAACTGCGCAAGAAATCTGATGATAAACTTACTGATGCTGAACGCAGGGCGAATATGGGCAAGCTGGCTTACAGCTTCAGTAAATCAAATCAAGATGCGGTTGGGTCTTCGAAGAAGCAATTTGAGTCAGGGCAAGTTTTAGAATTCACGACTGAAACGCCGCCAGCACTTGACCCGATGAAAGTCAGGCAGGAAACGCAGGTTAGACACGACACGAATATTCTGGATCTTAGTGGACTTGGAATTAGTGATGAGGACATTCAAACAATAACTTCATCTAGTCCGTTGCAGTTGAAGGAATTCTATGCTGACTTGAACGACTATAAGCAGCAACGTAAAGCCGCCGAAATTGCGATTGCAGAGAACCAAAAACAGCAAAACGAAACTAAAAAGGCAATTAGTGCTATTACTGAATTATTGCCGACGAATCCTGAGTTGCAGAGCGTTGTTAACGATTTGGAAATAAAACTTGCTGATTTGAAAGACGACATGGCAGAACAGATCGACAATGCCAACGTAGCCGCTGCTTTAGCAGAGCAGACAGTCGACCAGATTAGAAACCTCGCACAAGTGGTCAGATAATGGTAGTATACTACGGCTATAATCCACCGTTTATAGGAGGCTTAGAGGGTATCTTATCTAGACAGGAGGATGAACGCCTAATTAAGAACGATATATTGCAGTTGTTACTAACGCTTCCTGGCGAGAGGGTACACGAACCGAATTTTGGTACTAGGTTGAGGGCCGCACCGTTCGAGCCGTTAGACGACGTGACGATGTCGGCTTTGAGGACAGAGATATTAGCGGTACTGGAACGAGAAGAGCCACGCATAACGCAAACACAAGTCTTTCTAAAGAAGGATGAACAGCAACTTCAGTTGCGTGTAACCGTATCTGGGGTATTGAGTTTTGACCCAAATGTAAAGCTGCTTGTTGAAACCGCTATCCCGATTACGGGGGGCAACACATGAGCGACAGAGAAACGCTGTTTGATCTGCCAACAGATCCCGAACAAATTGGTATATTGCTGCCACCGGCCAATTTGAGGCGGATTAATTTTAGTGCATTGGATTTTCAGACAGCGCGCAGGGCGTCGATTGAATATCTCAAGACGTATTTTCCGGACGATTTCAACGATTTCGTCAAAAGCAACGGCATGATGATGCTAGTCGATGTGCAGTCTAGCAACGTAGCTAAGCTCTCGCTGCGTAGCGATTTGCTTGCTAACGAGGGATTTCTACCGACAGCCAAGACGGAAGATGCGGTAGTTCAACATTTGGCGCTTATCAACCAGAAAATACGCCAACAGACACCAGCCATTGTTGATATTGAGGTTTCTGTACCAACGGCATTATCTACAGATCTTGAGATCGATCCTGGCGTAGTGTTCAAACTTAAGGGCCCTGATGGACGACCGGTCTATTATGAGCTATACCGTGCCCCAGGTGATTTTACAAGCAAGACAATAATCCAGGCTGGTAAGCGCGGCGTGATTGCCTATGGTCTTGAGGGTAGATTTGGCGACCCGGTGATTACTATTAGTCCCGGTGGACCAAATCAGTCGATGACAGTAAACGAGCCGAGAATCATTGAAGAGCCGATATTCGTTTTCCTTAACACTGGACAGGAAATTCAACAGTGGGCTGCGACACTAGAACCGCTTGAGCGATTTGGGCCTGACGATAGGGTTATGCGTATTGAGGTGTTTTCTGATAGGGCAGAATTTACGTTTGGTGACGATGTTAATGGACAGGCACCGTTAGCTGGTCAGGAAATAACGATCACATATCGTACTGGTGGTGGTATACGAGGTCGTTTGGGCTCTAACGCCATTAACGAATCGAGGGCAGTATCGCCGCTTCCACCGGCTAGCGCACTGGTACAGGTTTTATTCAGAAACATAGCACCTAGTTCGGGTGGTACTGACAGGGAATCTTTGGATCAGGCTAAACGGAGGGCACCGCGAGATTTTATCGTTAGGGCGTTTGCGTCTGACAGGCCAGCCAGCATAGTGACGGACCAGGATTATGCACAAGTAGCAACGACGTTTGCTCATCCAGTATATGGTGCTGTATCAAAGGCTGTTGCGTCACTACGAACTAGTTTGAATACCAATTTAATTGAGCTATATATTCTTGCAGAGGGCCCAGATAGTCTTGTCACACCAAGTCTTGGTTTGAAGACTGCTCTCGAGACCTATGTTTCTGAATTCAACGTCTTTACTGACACGGTTGATGTCCTTGATGGTTCGATAAAGACTGTCGATGTTGAGATGACTGTTGTTATCAATAGGAATGCCGATGCTACATTTGTTAAGACGAGATCAAATGCAGCGTTAGATAATTTCTTTGATCCGGCTAACCGCGATATGGGGCAGCCGCTTTATACGTCATATCTAATCGAGTTAATTACTAATATCGACGGTGTGTCATATGTTGATATGTTCAAGCCAACCGATAATATTCTTCCAACGAAGGAGTTGGCTAAGGAGGGTTCGAATGGAGTAGGTATAAACGAGGTTATTGTGGAAGGCAAGCGAGAAATTGGCTTCTACTATGAGGCATCCTACGCCAAAAGCGGAACCTAATGAGCACGCACGCACCACCGTGGGAAGAGAAGATCTGGGGTAGTGTGCAGCACATATTCTCTTCCGAGCAAGCCGCTGTTAGTTGCCTTAAGATCGATAGAGGCTTTCGTTGTAGTTGTCATAAGCATAACCAGCGTGCCAATACTTTTGCTGCACAGACTGGTATCGTTGCAATAGAGGAGTGGTTAGATATACCTGACGATACCGGAAAGATTACGTTGGTCAAGCCTGGAATAACGTATTCGGTACCAAGTGGTATTTGGCATCGATTTAGAGTATGGCAGAGCGGAGACATAGCAGAATTCTATTGGCCGGATATGGGCGGTGTCGTGCTGATGGATGACATAGAAAGACTCGATATTGGTGGGGAGGATGATTTGGAGGAACTTGAAAAGCTACTTAAGGCAGCGGGATACCTTTAATGCATGACACGAAGAGCGAACTCGATGATATGGTTGCCCCGATCTGGCTCATCGTCTATGATAATGATCCCAGCCAGTCGTATGTGTTCACTAATAAGGATAAGGTAGTTGCGTCTATAGAGGGGTCAATCAAATCAGTTATTCCTGCCGGTGTGGAGATGGATGATTCGGCAGACGAACTTATCAAGCATTTGGCCGATGGGTGGGAGAAGCACAGATTTACTGTTCTTCGATTTCTAAATCTACTTGCTTTTATTCACAGGATTGATTTTGATAGGCATACTACAGTAGGTAAGATTCTGATGTCCGCCTACGACGCTCTGAAGCACACGGATGTAGATCTCGCCTGCCGGATACGCGATCTTTTTGAAGATCCGGCAACTATCTAATATTAGGTTTCTAGCCTGTCGAGTATTTTCGCTTTCAGCGAACGCAGTAGGGATGCCAATATTTCAGCTACGTGGATATCTTCGCCAACCATGAACGTAATTAGGCCATCATCTATCTCTGGGTCTGCAACGATTGCAACTGCTGTGTGTACATTGTGCTTTTCGCAAGCACCGGACAATTCACCCATAAAAAGATGGAAGCGCTCTTCAAACTTTTTCTTGTCGTCGGTTTTGGAGGCATCTTTCAAAGTTTTGATTGGTTTGTCAGAAGTTATTTTCTTGTCATGGGATTTAGATTTGTCTGGCATTGTGGTACCTTGTATTAGATCTGATTTGGTTATCGAGTGAGGGCGTGTCATGCGTAAAATACATACTGATTCTAAAATTACAAAAAAAGTGTGGTTATGGTGTCAAGATGCATATGCTAAGCACGGATGTAGACTTAGATTTCCAAAAGACACAAATCCACAAAAAACCTACCAATGGCGCTACGCTGCGCGGTTAGCCGAAAAACTAGAAGAATGGGATTTTGACGAGCAAACATCAAAGGCCTTCATTGAACTTGCCGTTGGTTATGTCAAAGAGCACAAACTACTACGAAAAGGCCTGTCGGTTTTCTTTCAAACCAACATTTTGCAGGTCTGTTATGATCGCATCGACGATTATTGTCGTGGTTCGATAGACAAGATCGCTGTGCTTGAAAGATCAAGAGACTTTGTCGATGCAAAATTGCGTAATGGATCACGGTGTAATCTGCTACTCGATAGATCTAGGCTTGATGAGTATGCCAATATTGTTAAGTGGTTTGAGTTGCATAAGATTGGCATTCTTTACCTTGCGCTGTCGAAATCCTGTGCTTCGGCTTTAGCCAAGTTAGCTGAAAGCGCTCCTGAGCAGAGGGGCTTGTTGCCGTCCTCTGCAGATCTTTTTTGTTTGAGATCTGAAATTGTTAGCGATGATATTGAACGACAAAAAGCAGAAGAAATCCTTGGCTTTGACTGGAGGGAATTGTGTCTATAGTGACCGAAATTGACAAAACATATAGTGGCATTCATCAAAATGGCTTCTCTGACGGCGAGTACTTTAGACTAGACAAAATATTCTTAGACGATTATGTAGGTAAGAAGCCCAATTTTGGATTTAACGGTCTGGGTGAATTTGTCTTTTATCGTACTTATTCAAGGGTTAAAAGCGACAATACGAAAGAAACGGTGCTTGATACATTCAGCCGTGTAGTAAATGGTTGTTATGAGATACAACGCCGCTATTGCAAGATGATGTATATACCTTGGACGCGAGCAAGGGCACAAGTTTCTGCGCAAGAAATGTTCAGGCGTCTGTGGGAGTTCAAATTTATGCCGCCTGGTCGCGGTCTGTGGGCCATGGGCACTGATTTTATGTGGGATAGAGGCAGTGCGGCACTCAATAATTGTGCTTTCATATCGACTGCCGATGTAGATAAGGACCCAGCAGAACCGTTTCATTTCATGACGGACATGTCTATGCTTGGTGTCGGCGTTGGATTTGATACTCGTGGTGCTGGTAAGATGCATGTTGTAATGCCGAACAGAATGATAAATAAGATCGCAATACCAGATACACGTGAGGGATGGGCCGAATCGATTAGATTGTTGGTACAGTCGTATACTGTAAGGCCAGAACTTGGACGAATCAAGTTCGATTACAGCGCTATTCGCAAAAAGGGCGACATAATAAAGGGCTTTGGTGGCCAAGCATCTGGCCCCGGCGTCTTGATTCATTTACATATTATGATGTTTGAATTGTTTGATCGCATTTTGCGGCGCAACGATACACACGCAACAAGTGTTGATTTAGTCGATTTTATGAATTATATCGGCAAATGTGTTGTTGCGGGTAATGTTCGCAGAACCGCAGAATGTGCCATTGGATTTCCTGATGACGTCGATTATGTAGAGATGAAGGACAAGACCAAGTATGGTACAGAATGCGATTCACACAGATGGGCATCTAATAATTCGTTGTTTGTTAAAGTTGGTATGAACTATTCTGATTTTGCTGCGCAAACTGCAACAAATGGTGAACCTGGTTATTTGTGGTTGGACAATATACAGAACTATGGCCGTATGATTGATGGTAGACAGGAGGGTGTCGATGCTCGCGCAATAGGAACCAATCCGTGTTTTGAACAATCATTAGAGAGTCACGAATTGTGTTGTCTGGTCGAGACATATCCAGCCCATCATGAGGATGCCGAAGACTATCTAAGAACTCTCAAATTCGCCTACTTATATGGCAAAACGGTTACGTTATTACCTACGCATTGCAAGCGTACTAACTCAGTTTTACTGAAGAATAGGCGGATTGGGTTGTCTCAGAGCGGTATTGTTCAGGCGTTTAAAAAGTTTGGGCGCAGGGCAGTTCTCACTGATTTCTGCGACGCTGGCTATAAGACCATTAATCGTTGGGATACTATCTATTCTGACTGGTTGTGTTGTGGTAAGTCTATAAAAAAGACATCTGTGAAGCCTAGTGGTACTGTTTCATTAGTGGCTGGTGCTACGGCCGGTATTCATTATACAATAGCGCCTAGTAGGACATACTGGCGTCGTGTGCGGATAGCAAACGATAGTGTACTTATCAAGATCCTGCTTGATGCTGGTTATGATGTCGAGCCAGATCTTAAAGATGATAGGACGATGATAGTTAAGTTTGGCGTTTCTGTTCCCGATGTTCAGGCAGTCAACGAAGTGTCGATTTGGGAACAAGTAAAGAATGCTGTTGATTATCAACGATACTGGGCAGATAACCAAGTATCCTGCACTGTCCAATTTGCTGAGCACGAACGTGACCAGATAGACAACGTTTTAGTTGCGTTTGATGATAGGCTTAAAGGCATTAGTTTCCTACCGCAAGAGAACCATGGTCATGACCAGCCGCCATATGAGGCTGCCACGCCGGAAGAGGTCGCTCTTTATAATAGTGGGCTCAAACCACTAGACATGGCCAAATACATTCATGAAGACGCGAATGCTACAAAATTCTGCGACGGCGAAACCTGTAGTATTTGAGTTGCATGAAAGATCTATACGCACTGGCTAAGTCGGTATTTGCGATAGTTACACCATGGATGGAGGAGTGCAAATACTCTCCGCAGCTTATGCTAGGCACCGATAAGTATGAGCGCCCATTTATCTGGTCATATCCGGTGTTGAATACGTGTGTAGTATAAAGTACAATAATGTGGTGATAATGCTTGAGGTAACTAGGTTGCTTGCTAGAAACATTGGCAAAAACGATGTGTATCTCGGCGATATTGCCGACCCGGAATTAAAAGCCAAGGTTAATAAGACGTTGGATATCCTTCAGGGACTTGCTCCATGATAGCTCGCATAGTGTCAAATAAGTGGATCTATTTTGACAACATCACTGAATGGGAAGAGAATATTCTCGAGACCAGGTTCAGCGCGGAGCAGCCGAATTCACGATTTATAGACAGTACGGCCTATGGCTGGAATGGAGTATATTGCCGATATACTAAAGGGAAGAAACGTATAGCACGTCCGTTCCTTGGCGAGCTACGTGAGTTGGCTAAGCTAAAGAAACTGCAAGTTGTTGTCAATGACGAAAGACCAAAACCGAGCTATAGACCAATCCCAATAGAGCAAGTCGGTGACGATTTTCTTCCCGGCATAACGCTGAAACAGTTTCAGACGAAAGCTATCCATAGGATTTGGAGCACAGAGGTCGGTATTTTCGATATTACAACAGGTGGCGGAAAGTCTGAGATTATAGCTGCGATTTGCAAAGCTATGCAGTGTCCGACTGCTATAGTTGCTGAACAGCGGATAGTCATCGACCAGATACGTGGCAGGTTGAAACTCAGAGACGTCTGCGACGAGCCTGGGCTTTTTTATGCCGGTAAGATGCCGACCGGCCAATTAATCATAGTTGGTACTATTCAGTCTCTATCAGCACCGACAAAACCACCGACCGAGCCAGAGGAAGAGAAATTTAAAGACACAAGTAACTCGACTGCGGAGCAGAAATATACGGCTGCGACTAAGAGGTATAAAGCATCGTTGAAGGGATATAAGAGTAGAAGAAAGAAGGCAAAAGTGTTGCGTAAGTTAATTAGTAAGTGTGAGATGCTCCTTGTGGACGAGGCCGACCTTGCCGTTAGTGACCAATATAAGAATCTATTTAGGTACTGGTTCAAGGGCCGTCGCCGTTACGGTTTTTGTGTTGCTGGTGATACTCTAATTTCAACGTTGGTTGGTGAAAAGTCTATTGCGTCGCTGGTAGACGAACGATCACGAGATATGGTAGTGTTATCACACGGCGCTGTTGATTCATTTGCTGTTGGCAATATTATTGAGACTGGTCTTAAAGATTTATATGAGTTATCAGTAGGCAGATACATTCTTAGAATATCACCTGACCATCTGATTGCTAAGTATGGTGGAGGCTACATCAGAGCCGACGATGTCGTCCCAGGTCAATGTATCAAGCTCTGCGATGATAGTCTCATCGATAACTTTGAACATCTTTCCGCTAGACTTGGCGAATTTAATTCCGGCTCTGATCTTGGCACAATTTCTGGGATAGGATTTAAGTTTTCGTGGGCCAGTTTCTATAATGACTTTATTGGAGACTGTGAAATCCGCAACATAGATTCTGTTTCCATTGAATCTATAATTGATTCTGGGTTGCTGTGTTATGAACGTGAGGCCATGAGCGTCGAGAAACTGCATGAACAAAAGTTCGTAGGAAGAGGAGAAATAAATCAGTCTGCCGTCTCTACAAAGGTAATAACCGGTTTTGAATTTGGTGCAGATTTTGATGCTACCGCTAGTGTATCCTTCGGAAAGTGTGTTACTGATTTTTTCTCTGACCTTGGGATCGTTGACTGGGTTACCTCCGAACCGTTTTTCGAACACTTCGAGCCTCTTTTTGATGCACGCTGGGGCGAGAAAGATGACCGGGACACCGTAACGCTTCATCATTGTTTCTTGAACTCGTTCGACGAGATCAGGACATTTCATAGGATGATTGACGCCATATCTCTCAAGACAAGTGGCTTTTCCTTTAGTTTGATTGTTGAAAGTTTCAGAACCGTACAATTGTCGTTTTCTAGCCCTTGCGTGTTTTTGGTTTGTCTCAATGGAGAACCAATTTTCTACTCCATACAATTTAAGCATCTTCTTTTTATAGGCTTCAAAACCTTTCTTAGCTCTATTCTTAATACTGGGCAGCTTCTTAATACATTCAGGACAAAGATGCTTGCCGAATTGCCTAAGCTGGCGGTTTGGTCTACCGACAGGGCATTTGAATATAGCAGGGCATTTGTCGCATTGTACGGTGATAATGTAGTGATACCCGGTCTTATTGTGGTCACGCACCCTATCTATGATCATGATTTGTGCTCACCAAATGGCGTTCTTTATTATGTTTGCGACGAGGTAGGGATTGTTACTAAGAAGGAGTATGTTGGTGTTGAAAAAATGTATGATGTCGTTGATGTTTGCGATAATGCTAACTTTTACGCCAACAATGTTTTGGTCCACAATTCGGGCACGCCATTCGATAAGCAGAAACCAGTTCAAAAATTATTCCTTCAGGAGCATTTGGGATCTATAATTTTCAAGCAGAACAGAAAACAGGTTCAGGCTGCGGGACTTATTGTTCCTCTTGAATATCACATGCTTGTTATTGGTGACTATGCAAATAAAAAAGATGGCCGTGCATTTGATATTGCTTTGGAAGAGGATATGATTTACAGCGAGCATTTTCACCGCCTTGTAGCGGCGTTGTGCAATAGGCATAAAGATGAAGGAACGTTAATACTTGTCGAGCGAGATGATCTTGGAAATGCACTCAAGGATTTAATCCCCAATTCAGATTTTATACATGGTAAGACACCTAAATCTAAGCGTCCGACAATTCTCAGTGCATTCGAAAATCGTGAACTAAAAGTACTTATAGGTGGAAAGAATGTTCGCAGAGGGATGGATCTACAAGGTGGTTGTGAAAACCTAGTAGTAGCGACGGGTGGCAAGTTAACCTCTGAATTCGATCAGCGTTTAGGGCGTGGACGCCGTTTAAATCCGAGAGGTAAAACACGGGTTTATGATTTCTATTTTCTTACTAACAAATATCTCTATGAGCATTCGAGGATACGGATCAAAGCCGCTGTAGAGATGGATTATCGAACCCAGGTTGTTTTTCCCGACGGAAGCATTGATGGCGAAACTTTTATCCGATCGCAGTTTAGAAAACCAAGATTTGGCGCAGCCAAACGAAAGTCTTCTAAAAACAGCTAATGTCGGACCGGATGAGCCATCAGTTCTGCAACGCAAGTTCTACTTCATCAACGAGATAGTAGAAGATCTATTGCGTGAGTATCTCTGGACAAGCTGTACCAGCGTTGATTTTCGCGATTCGATTATGTCGCACGCACCAGAACTCATCAAACAGATCATACGCAAGCAGAATTTGCACATGATCTATCCAGGCCACGAAGAGTCTGCATTTGGCGATCTAGTACAGACCGCTTGGTGTGTGCCGCCCAGATCATTGGTATTCTCCGATGGCGGTATCTGCGAAATTGGCTCTCTGGTTGGTGATGATACTGAAGGGCCGTGCAATATCAAGCTATTTGGTGCTGATGGTGTCGATACTACAGATAGGTATGCCTATAGGCCAGCATCGCCAATTAGACGTATAACAACTAAATATAATTATCAGATAGATTCTACGTTAGATCACCCGCTACTGGTATTAAGGGAGTCTAGCCAGGAGTGGGTAAAAGCGTCCGATATTGAACCTGGTGATCTTCTCGCGGTCCAATACAATCAACATTTGTTTGGCTCTGACAACATAATAGACTTTGCACCGTCTAAATGTGGTGGCACTACGAAGATGTGGTCTCCACCACATGAATTTACCGAAAGTCTTGCATATCTAATTGGTTTAGTAATATCTGAGGGATCAGTAGAGGATGGTAGAGTTATTATCTATAACACCGATGATGAGATCATAAATCGTCTAGAGGATGGGATTTGTGGACTCTCGTTTTCTTATGAAGGCGATGGTAGAAATGTCTACAATGATGTCAGATTCCTAGAATTTCTTGGTTGGCTCGGCTTTGAGCCCGGAATTAGGGCTTACCAAAAGAAAATACCATTAAGATTGCTAAGATGTTCTAAGAATATTGTATCTTCTATGCTTCGTGGGATGTTTGATGGTGATGGGCATTCGGATAGGCACACTGGGAAGGTTGGATATACCTCGACATCGGTTAGTCTTATCAACCAGTTGCGTGTTGTCTTGTTGAATTTTGGCATAATCAGCAAGTTTTCTACGTCATATAGACAAGAACGTACAATGCCTACTGGCAGGACTTATAAACTTAGGCGGTCCTATCAGCTACTATTGTCATCGCTTGATAGCGGCGAGTTCTATAGGCAGATAGGTTTTGATATTAGCAGGAAGCAGTTTAATAATACCAGACTTACCAATATGCCATTCAGGCTTGTGGATACGCTGTCGACTTCGGCCATACAACAAAGGTTGGGGGATTTTACTAAATCAGAGATTTGGGCAGTTGGATTCGATAGACATCTATTGATGTGCAAGAAGCAGTTTACAGTAGCCACATTCTGTAGGTTAGCATATGGTCTTGGTCTAGATAAGACCAATGAATTCATAAAACAGAGACTTGACGATTATGATGGCGATGCTCATAGGGTACTATGGCTACCAGTGAAAGACATCGAGGATATGGGTGAAGAGGTGACTGTTGGTGTGTGTCTACCACGCACTAAGTCATTCACTGTCAATGGTATAATATCACACAACACGCAGATAGAGCGGACGCTGTACAAGTTCAGGGCACGGCCGCACTGCAGAGTATGCTATAACCCAGATCGTCCTGGTGATTCTGTACTTTACCAACCCGCAGATGAAGAATATGGTATCATAACATATAAAGCATTGTTCAAGCACCTTGGTGGTAGGATTTGTCCTCGCTGTAGTGCTAAACTCGGCAACAAACCGCGTGTTGAGCCAAGGCAGGGCACATTTGGCGGTTCTGAAACGATATTGTTTCGTGGTAGTAGCAAAGTATTCAACATGTGGAGCCAAATTGCCCGTACGGTTATCCTTGCATTTGTAAAGAAAGAAGGAAGGGATAAAAAGAATGCGACTTCATATCGTGATCACCTGACTAATTCTACTAAGGTTGACAAGGACCGCATGCAAAGGTTTTTTTCGGAGGCCGAGGAATTATTCAAACATAATGATGACCATGTGTGTTGCCTAAATGCGTTGGCCGAGGTTATTGCTACAGACGATAAGCCATATGATGGTCTAATTGGTAAATTAGTTGAGACGTCTGAATTGTCGAGGTCACAGGTAACATCATTTATAAGGATATTGAGGCTGCGCAGCCAGGATTTTACGGATTCCCCTCTAAATAGGGAGCTTGACCGTGAGCGTCAACAACGAAAACTGCAGCAGCAGCAATTCCAGAACGAAGAAGAATAATTTAGACCGCATATTCTGTCTGATAGAACAGCGGACAGTATCGACTGACGACTTCAATAATCTCATCGAATCACTTCCAAAGCACGGTAATGAGCGTGTTATACGTCATGTTAGGTCCCCTGCCAGTGGCGTTAGTCCGCCCACTAAAAAACCTGGTGAGAAGACACCGAAGCGGGCCGGTGATACTAGCCCTATGAAAACCAGACGTGGTCGCAATGCTGTGCGCGATCGCGGCAAAGAAAACAAAGAAAATAGTGAAGAATTTCGTATAGCTGCCGAATTCTTACTCAGAAATAATTGTAGACCGATACGCGAGTTTGCTAAAGACTTAGTTGACATTAATAAGAGACCATTATTATTACTGGTCTCCGAGCTATGCAATAGGACCAATACTGGGGATTTGAATAAGACATGGCTGATGACCCTAAAGAACAGGCTGAGCTAGAAGATGATGATGCTGAGCTACAAGATCTTCTAGTAGATCTAACCGAAGACGATGGAGTTATTTCGGATGAGTCTGTTACTATAAACAAATCTGTCGAGGAGTCCGAAAAGGTTGAACTAGATATTGTAATATCTGAGTCAGAGCCAGAATCGGGCGATATGACTCAAATTGTAAGCACTAAGACCGAATTAGTTGATCCAAGTGCTGCTGCCGACGAGATCATAGACATACGAAAGTTCGTTATAGAACATAATAGGGACTATAACGCAGCACTGTCCAATTTGAAATCTGATAGAGCTAAAGCAGACAGCCTTGTCCAGATATTGATGCAGAAGCTTCAGGATGGTGAGGCATCGAACACTGAAACTGAAACACTCGTAAAAGGAATAGAGGTATTGTCTAGATCGGCAGACTCGATGGTTAGATTATTAGACTCGAAAACTAAGCTCGTAACTTCGACTAAGGCCCAAACCAAAGCACTCATACAGCAGAATTTCGGTGGTGGCACCTCAGACGCATTGCAGAAGATCTTAAATCAGACAGAAGAGCATGACGACGTATGATTAGTAAACAAGAAACACAAGTCATCGGACGATGCAAGAAATCAGTTGCGTTTTTTCTGCGCAATTTCGGTATGACTAAACATCCGAAAGCTGGTATAATACCATTCAATCCGTTCAAGTACCAGAAGAAGGCCATCGGTACATTTAAACATCATAGGTTTTCGATTTTCAGAAAGTGTAGGCAATCTGGAGCATCTAAAATCTGTGGTGCATTTGCGCTTTGGTTTGCACTATTTCATAATTTCAAAACGATTCTTATCGTATCTAGAACCGATGAGGACGCAAAGACATTCCTTGCCGAGAACGTGACGTTTTTATTTAAGCACCTGCCAGCGTGGATGCAGGAACTTTGGACGCCGGTAAAGGATAACGAGCACGAGCTTCATCTTCCGAATGGATCTAAAATTCGATCGCTTACGTCTCATCCAGACGTTCTGCGGTCGAACGCTTCATCATTAAATATCATCGACGAAGCGGCGTTTATTAATGATATGAGTACGATGTGGGCAGGCGGTTTCAGTACCCTCCAGCACGGGGGGTGTTTACATAAAGATTCGTTAATATTTGATACCACTGGTTTAAGGCCTGTAAGTT